TGGTATCGCTAACGCTTTAGCCACGATCCCAGGCTTACGGGCTTACGCCCAGCAACCGGACAATATCAATGCTCCGTTCGCTTGGCCTATGTTGGATTCAATCACTTACAACGGGGCGATGCGTGGTGGGTTAGTGACCCATATCTTCGTGGTGTCTGTGGTTGTGGGTAGGTCTGCGGAGCGCACAGCTCAGACTGCTTTGGATGGGTATCTGTCTTATGAGGGTACGACTTCGGTTCGTGCAGCGTTGGAATCGGATCGTTCGTTGGGTGGGGTGGTGCAGAACTTGCTGGTTGAGTCTGCCTCAAATATCTCCACGATGGATGGCAACGATGCGACCTATCTGATGGTTGACTTCCGTGTGGTGGTGTACGCTTAGTTGATGCGCAATCCTGCGAGCGTGTAGAGTTTCAGTAGTAAATCTTCGAGTGCCGGAAGGCAGGAGTCACAAATATGGCAAAGCAAGTTCTTACAAACGTGGCGGTTACCTTCGGTACGGCAAACACCGATATCACCAGTTACGTAGCATCAGTAACATTAAACCTGTCAAAAGCGGAAGTAGCTACAACTTCGTTCGGCTCGTCTGGTGCGGTTACCCGCATCGCAGGTCTCGCAGACAACTCAATCACACTTGAGTTGCATCAGGATTACCCAACGATTGAAAAATTGTTCTACGACGCTTGGAACGCTGGTACTGCTGTACCTGTGACAGTTAAGCCAAACGGTACTGGTGCTGCTTCTTCAAGCAATCCACAGTACGCATTCAATGTGCTTCCTTTGACTTGGACTCCTGTTGCTGGTGCTGTTGGCGATCTTGCTACCGCATCGGTTACCTATCCAATCGATGGTGCTGTAACTAAGACCGGTACTGGCGCATAACTTTTCTTTAACAACCCTTACCTGCGGAGGTAGAAAATGAAGATAGCTCTAGAGATGACTTCTGCTTTGGATCAGTCCAAGCGAATTATTATGGCAACATTCCCTGACTTTATTGCGTTTGAAAAGAAGTTCAATAAGAGTGTTGCGAAGTTTGAAGCTGAATTGACTTTGACTGATCTTGCGTTTATCGCATGGCATTCGGAGCATCGTCAAAAGAAAACAGGTTTGGATTTTGATTCGTGGATTAACGAGGTTGAGACATTGGAGTTGGGCAACCAGGCTGATGCCGTGATCGTCCCTTTGGAGATCAGTCAGCCCATTGGATGATGGCTTATCTGTCTGTTGAGACAGGTATCCCACCATCGGTGTTGCTGGCAGAAGACCCTCGAATGTTGTTCACGATGTTTGCTTATTTGCGTTGGAGAGCAATTCATCTAAACAGGTAGTCTTGCTGTATGGCGGTTTTTGGTAGAGCAGGTCAAGTTAGCATTACTGGCGGTAATGATGCGATTCAGATACAAGGTATCTTTGAGTTTTTGCGTGATGCTTCAAAGGCTGATAAACGATTTGATATTGAGATGCGTAAGGCTGCGCAAACTGTGGCACAGAACCTTGTGGATAAAGCCAAGGTTGAGGCTGGGACTGTAACTCGTAATCGTCAGGCTACTGAGGTGATGAAGGGTATGCGGGCTAGGCGTGACCGTATCCCTACTATCAAGTTGGATGACAAGTCAGGTTTTGTTTCGGCATCTAACCCGAACCGGAAGCGTAAGCGTAAGGTCACTAGGGGTGACGTGTTCTTTGGTGCTGAGTTTGGTGGTCAGGCTCGACCTAGAACAAAACAGTTCTTGCGTCATCGTGGGCGTTCGGCATATTTTTTCTGGCCTACTGTGCGTAAAGAGAAAGAGAATATCGCTAGGGAATATCTGGACTCTATTCAGCGAGTACTGAATACCTTGAAAGATGGTGCTTGACTTCGGCTGAGTTTCCTGTACCCTTCTAGGAGGAGGGGTTATGGCTGTTCTGTTCAAGAATGTGAAGTCGATTTATCCGAAGCCGTTGGCTTCGTCTTGGGTGCAGTTGAAAGAGCTGTTGTCGCTTCATGAGGAGAACGCTGTCAAGGTTGCGGGTGCGTTGTGGTCTCCGGTTGAGTATGACGCTGGTACTACCAGAGGGAACCGTAATGTCAGGTTTGTTGAGGCGTTGGTTGTCGACATGGACGGTGAAGCGTTTGACCATGCACGTCTTGACGGTTTGGAATGGTTTGCGTATTCAACTTATTCGCATCGTCTAGACGATCCTCACTATCACCTTGTTTTGCCGTTAGCTGAGAAGGTGCCTGCGTCGTTGTGGCGTATGGTGTGGCAGGAGTTGCATGACCGTATCGGATTGGTTGGTGACCCTCAGACCAAAGACCCTGCTCGTATTTTCTATCTACCTCAACACGCACCCGATCAGCCGTTTGAGTTCCATGAAGGTCATGGCGAGTTGCTTGATTCATCCTTCAAGTTGGATGTTGAACCTGTTGTCAATCCTGTGTCACCACGTTCAAAGCAGGTGCGTCAACCTCGTCAGCGTCGTGCTGGTTCAGAGATATTGGATGAGACTTGGTGGAATGCGCCTGTAGATATTTCTCGTTGGGATGGCCTGTCGGGGAAGGCTTTGTATTCTGCGATGCTTGATGAGTTTGTTGCTTTGCGGAATGGGTTGTCTGTTATTGAGTAGAATCGGCGTATGGCTGGTGAGCGGACGTTCGTTGTTAAGTTTATTTCCGATGTTGCAGGTGCCACCAAAGGCATCAAATCGGTTGGCGGGGAACTAGGCGCATTAGGAAAAAAACTTGGGTTAAGCCTTCCATCGTTCAAACAGGTTGCTATTGCTAGTGCTGCTGCCACCGGTGCTATCGCAGCGGGCTTATTCAAAGCATCTCAAGCAGCAGCCGAAGACCAAAAATCTCAAGCCCTGTTAGCCGATCAGTTAATCAAAACTACTGGAGCAACCACAGCACAGATTCGCCAGGTTGAGGAATACATTGATGTCACTCAACGTGCTACTGGTATTGCTGATGACCAGTTGAGGCCTGCTATAGCCACGTTGACTCGTGCGACTGGAGATTCGACTAAGGCTCAAGAGTTGCTTGGTTTGGCGTTAGACATCTCTGCTGGTTCAGGTAAGGAACTTGAGACTGTAACTTTGGCTTTGGCTAAGGGCGTTAACGGTAACGTCGGTGCATTCACCAGGCTTGGTATTCCACTTGATGCCAACATTATTAAGACAAAAGATTTTGCTGCAGCTCAAGAAGTTTTGAGCAAACAGTTTGGGGGTGCTTCAGCTGTTGCTGCTGGAACCTTTCAAGGCCAACTGCAACGTCTCAACATCATCATCGGTGAAGCGGTTGAGTCTATTGGTTATGCGATTCTCAATAGTGGCAGGTTTAAGGATGTGATGCAGAACCTTCCGAACGCTGTTCAGGCTGCGATTGATGCGTTTGGAACTGGTGGTTTATCCGGTGCTTTGGGTGCATTCGCAGACAACATGGGTTATACGGGCGCACAAGTAAAACTTCGTTTGCTTGAAATGAAAGCAAACTTTTTTGATTTCGTTAACGGTGTCAACCAAGCCCTAGCTTTACTTAGTTTGCCAATCAACATCTTGTTCGGAACTATCAATACGATTGCTGGTACCGAACTAAAAATATCTACACCAGCAGAAACAAAAAAACAGTTAGATGATGTTAATGCTGCACTCGAAAAACAGCGTGATGTTGTTCTTGAATTGGGGAACATCTACAACGAAAACACCCGTAAGACCAGAGCTACTGGCGCTGAGTCTGCTCGATGGACAGACATCGCTAGATCGCTTGGTTCAACTATTGAGGTCACTACTTCTAGCGTCAATGGACTTGGTGGTGGTGTTAAGAAAACCGGTGATGCACTTAAGACTGCTAGTGAGAAACTTAAGTCATATAGCGATTCTTTGAAGTCCACGACTTCAGCACAGAAGTCATTCAATGATGCCCAGAAGAGTGCAGTTAAGGCCACTAGATCAAAGGCTGGTGCTGATCTTGCTGTTGCTGATGCTCAAGCAAAATTAGCTCAGATTTCGCAAGGGTTCGGTGTGGGTTCACCGGAGGCGTTGGCTGCGCAGGCTGAGTTGGCTAAGGCGCAACGTGCGCAGGAGCGGGCTGTGTATGCGATTGAGGAGGCTGTTTTCTCGGTTGCTGATGCTGAGAAGAATCTTGCTGAGGTTCGCAAAGACCCTGAGTCTTCGCCTATGGATATTCGTCGTGCGGAGATTAGTTTGGCTGAGGCCAAGTTGGCTGTTTCTGACGCTACTGATTCTCAAACGGAATCCACCAAGGAATTGAATGACCAGCAAAGGTTGTTGAATGAAGCAATCTTTGGTGCCACGATTGGTTCAATTGTTTATGATGACGCTTTGGAGTTAGTAAATAATGCTAAGGAGCGTCAGGCTGAGGCTGCTGAAGCTTTGGTCGATGCGCTTGAACGTGAGAAGGATGCGCAGGATAGGTTGAATGATTCCATCAAAGCGACTATAGATTTGATGGCGAAGTATCCGAAGGTTTTGGGTGGGATGCCTAACCCGATGGCGAACCTTGTTCCTGATAGCACTTTGGCAAATAATGCTGGAAGCCTTTTCAATGGTGGCGGTATGGGGAATGTGAACATCGAGGTCAATGCTGGGTTGGGTGCTAGTGGGATTGAGGTGGGTCAGGAGATTGAGCAGTATTTGAAGGAATACTTGAACTTCACCGGTGGATCGTTGTCGTTTGGTTCTATTGGTTCTATTTTCTAATGGCTAAGCAAGCGTTGTGGGGGGAAACCCTTAAGGTCAATTTGGATGTCGGTTTTATTGCCAACGGGTTCACACTTAACTCAAGTATGTTGAATAGCACCGATAAGGTTCTCAATGGTGCCACGGATTTTGTGGATATTACTGAGTATGTTCAGAACATTACAATCAATCGTGGACGCACCAACCAGCTCGACACATTCAATACCGGAACACTTGCCATCCTCGCTGATGACCGTGCATCAGGTAGGTCATTTGACCCGTTGAACACAGACTCACCTTGGTATCAGGGGGATTTGGGTATTGCCCCACGTCGAACGATTGAGGTTTATGGTGGTTCGGCTGGAACGGCTGCGATGTTTAAGGGTTACATCTACGACTTGAACATTGAGTACGATGAACCACAGTTGTCGTCAGCACAGATTCTTGCTGTTGATGCTTTGGCACAGTTAGCACAAACAAACCTTGTCGGGTTCACCCCATCGCAGCAGCTCACGTCTGAGCGGGTTGACGTAATTTTGTCAAGGAATGAGGTGTCGTGGTCAACTGCGTTGCGTGAGATTAACCCTGGTTTGGCAACGGTTGGAACGGTTGCGTATGAGAATAATACGAACGCTTTGGAGGCTTTGCAGGCTTTGCAAGTTTCAGAGAATGGTCGGTTCTATGCGTCTCGTGATGGGACGCTGGTGTTTGATCCTAGAGTGCAGGTTTCATTTGGGACGGCTGTGGCGGTGTTGGGTGGGACTGCGGTGACGGATGTTCCGATTCGTTCGTTGAATAATTTGTATGGTGCTGAGACTGTGTTGAATCGTATTTCGGTTCAGGTGCAGGGTTCGTCTGTGTTGAGTGTGACCAATGGTACGGCTTCGCAGGCTGAGTATGGGATTAAGAACTTTGCTTTGAATAATTTGCCGTTGGTGAATGATGCTGCTGGTTCGGCTTTGGCCGTTGCTTTATTGAATAGGTATGAGACACCAGAGGTGGTGTTCAACGAGACCAGCGTGTTATTGAATGGTTTGTCTTCGACTCAGCAGGAGTTGATGGCCTCATTGGAGATTGGCGATATTTTGACGGTTGAGAAACGGTTCGCTGTTGGTACACCTTCGGTGGTTCAGCAGAATGTGGTGGTCGAGTCCATTCGACATCAGATTTCTCCTTCTCGTCATGAGGTGTTTTTAGGGTTGGGTCAGGTGCAGTTGTTGCTGCCATTTACACTTGATGTCAGCAGGCTTGATGATCCTGCTTATGGGCTACCATAGGGGACACTATGACTACGCCTTTTCCGTTCGTTTCTGGGGCTATCCTTCTAGCTCAGGAACTTAACGATATTCAAAATCTGCCTATCTCAGATAAGACTGTTTCCTATGTTTTGGTTTCTGGTGATGAAACAAAACGTACGATAATGAACTCTGCTAGTCCAACAACCATTACCGTTAACGACAGCATTTTTACTGTTGGCGATGTTATCCAGATCGCTAACAAGGGTGCTGGAGTTTGCACGGTCACAGCTGGTGCTGGCGTAACAGTAAATACTTCGGGTTCTCTAGCTTTGGCGCAACATGGAGGCGGCTATCTGCTTTGTTTGTCGGCGTCAACCTTTACTTTTTTTAACCTAGGTGGGGGTGTCACTTACGGTCGAGCCACAGGTGGAATAGGTGCGCCAACATCGGTGACGATAAGCGGTGTTGATTACCAATATTTGCAGTTCAATGCAACAGGAACCCTGACCGTTACACGGGCTGGCATTTTTGATATTTATGTTTGGGCTGGTGGTGGTGGTGGCGGTCGAGGCGACGTCACAGGCTACGGCGGTGGTGGTGGTGGCGCTGGCGGATGGCAACTACTCGAAACTTATCTGACGACGAACATGACGGTAACTGTTGGCGGTGGCGGTGCAGGCTCAACAGCAAACGGTGTGCCAGGCGGTAAAGGGTCTGCGTCAGCAATAACAGTTTCAACTGCCGAGCCATCGACGGTAATTCTTGGTGGCATGGGAGGTGCAAGTACAGGAGATGTCAACACAAACATCACCGCTTACCCAGGAACATGCGGCGGTGGCGGTGGCCTGACCACAACCGCTGGCGTTGGTTTCTTCAATGGCATTACCCAGATATTTGGTTACAACGGTGGCGCAGGTTTCGGTGGCACAACATCAACCACAGCTGGTGGTGGTGGCGGTGGAACAACCGCAGTCGGATCAAACGGTGCATCCTCTGCTGGTGGTGCTGGTGGTGCGGGGCTACAAGTAAACACATTCATCGGTGGCGGATCATTGTTTAAGGGCGGTGGCGGTGGTGGTTCTGGTAACAGTTCTGGTGGCGCTGGTGGATCATCAGTTGGTGGTGCTGGCGGAACAACAACAGGATCATCCGCAGCTGCGAATACAGGCTCAGGTGGCGGTGGGGCGTTCGGTGCAAACAACGGTGGTGCTGGCGGATCAGGTGTTGTGTATGTGAGATGGAAGGTTTAATCGTGGCACATTTTGCACAAGTAACAAACAATGTTGTTCAGCAAGTGATCGTTGTTTCCAACGAGGACTTGGACAATTTGTCATTCCCCGAAAGCGAACCAATTGGGCAAGCCTTTATTGCTTCTCTGGGTATCAAGGGCGAATGGCTGCAAACCAGTTATAACGGCAACTTCCGTGGCATCTATGCTGGGATCGAGTACACGTTTGACATATCGCTTGGTGAATACGGCGAGTTTGTTGTACCAACAATAGAACCAGTAATCGTCTAAAATAAGGAGCAACTATGGCAACACCAACTACTCTTCCAGCAACCTTTGTTTCTAGCAACGTGCTGACTGCTGCGTCCATGAATAACTTGCGTGGTGCGTTCCGAGTCTTGCAAGTTGTTTATGGAACTACTGATAGCGCAGCTGCTAATTCAACAACCACTTACGCAGATACGGGGTTGACTGCAACAATTACCCCGTCAGACGCTTCAAGCAAAGTTCTCGTCATAGTGCAACAAAACGGTTGTGGTAAAGAAGCAGGTAGCGCTTCGTCAGAATTGCAAATCCAACTTTTGCGCACGTCAACACAAATTGGTTTTGCATCAGGAGGTGGAACCAACGTAAGCGAAGTAAGTTATTTTGGCACTATTGGAATGACGGTTTTAGACAGCCCAGCAACAACGTCGGCAGTCACCTACAAAACACAGTTTAAGAATTATGTTGCTGCTGCATCGGTGCGAGTCCAGACTGGATCAGTTACTGGTAACAGATCAACCATAATTCTCATGGAGATTTCAGCATGAATCAAGACCAAATTATTACGCTATTGATTGAAAAAGGTTTTGATACAGGTTGGGCATTGTTCGGAACTGACCTAACGATTTGGGAACATGACGAAAATCCACCTGCACCGCTCACACGTCCTGCGTGACCTGATGTGTTTCGTTCACGTTGGCTGATTTTCCTTCCTGCGTTTTTAGGTTTTCTTTTCACATCATCATCAGCTGAGGCTGACGGTTTGGGGGTTTGGGAGTTCTCGAAGTCTTGTCTTGCTGAGCAGGGTGGGATGATTGAGGAGGTTGAGGCGGGGTTTAGGTTGACGGGTGCTGATGGTGGGACGTGTGCTGGTCAGTCACATTGGGTGAAACTTGAGGCCATCATCCCAGAGGACACAACGGAACTGGGTTTTGATTGGGCTTATCAGACGAACGATGGGTCTTGGTATGACCCCGCACAAATCATTCTCAATGGGGTTGTGACGAAGCTGACGAATGAGAACAATGCCACCGGATCATTACTGATTCAGGTTGAGCCTGGGGATGTGTTTGCGTTCCGACAGTACTCAACTGATTCATGTTGCCAACCAGGTCTGCTGACGATAACGAACCTGACATTAGGCTTGGGTGAATGGGTATCTACAACCTCATCCACAACAACGACGACGACCTCTACTACTACTGTCCCGTCAACGACTGTCCCTGTCACCAACCCGACTACTACGACAGTTCAAGAAACAACTACAACTTCTTCAACTACGAGTTCGAGTCTTCCTCAAACGTCCGTCCCAACAACCACAACGGCACCACCACAAACATCAACAACAATCCAAGAAACAGTTTCAACGGTTACCTCAACTAGCTCGACGACTACAAGTACTTCAACGACTGTAGCCCCGACAACGACTTCAACGACTGTAGCCCCGACAACGACGACGACGGTTTATGTTCCACCGGCAACAACCACGACCACGACGGTTTATGTTCCACCGGCAACGACCTCTACCGTTCCTGAAACAACGACAACCACCACAACGGAACCAGAACCAGTCCCCACCACAACGCTCCCGCCTCCAATACAAACAACCAGCACAACCTCAACCACCACCACAAATCCACCAACAACGACATCTTCTGTTCCTCCTGTGACCACAACTCAACCTGATGTGACCACAACGCTACAAGCCCCCACAGACGAGCCAAAACCGCTCACCCAAACAGAACTACTCAACACCCTAGAAGCCCTCTCAGAAGCCTCCACAGAGGCCATAGAAGCCATCGTGGAATCAGTCCTCACCAAAGACCTAGACACCAGCCAAGCGACCCTGCTCATCACCTCCCCAGCCGTACTTGAAAACATCACCACCACCCAAGCCGAACAACTCTTCAGCGAAATCGCCCCAACCGAACTCAGCCCCGACGAAGCCGAAGCGGTAGTTGCTGCGGTACAGGAAGCACCTCAAGAAGTGCGTGAAGCATTTGAATCAACACTCAACATCTTCCAAGGTTTCGCTGACACCTATGTCCCGTTGAACTCGACTGTGCCGGTTAGCACTCGTCGTGCGCTGATTGCTGTTGGTGCTGTATTCTTGACGGTAGCCCCTGCACCAGCAAGAAGGATTCGGTGATGAAGTTTTGGGGTGAGTTCCATGCGTTGATATGGACAATCGCAGCATCAGTCACCACGATCCTCACGTTGTCTGGCAAGTTGCAACAGATCGTGATCTGGCTCACAGCAGCAGCTCTCGTTCTGCACTTCATCGGCGCATATACCAACAAGGACAATGAATAATGGACACCCTCAAGACCCTCATCCTTCGTATCGTTGCAGTATTCGGTTCATCAGCTTTGGCTGCTGTTGCCGGTGGTGCAGTCCTCGACGTGGAACTTTGGAAGGCAGCAGCAATCGCAGGCATCGTCGCAGCAGCCAAAGTCACCGAAGCCCTCCTCCGTGCATGGTCATCCGATGGTGTTCTCACCAAAGAGGAAATCTCAGAAGCATTCGGCAAGGCTAAGTAATGGCCTCAGCCAAGAAGCAGGGTGACCTGCCGATCATCCCTGTTGTGCTGTGTTCATGTTTGAAGAACGCTGTGCCAGGCAAGTTGCCACCGAAGTTGCTTCGAGCGATTGAGGGCAAAGGCAAGTTGCATCAATGCGCAGCTGATGCGTATGAGGCGATGGATGCTGCTGCGAACGCTGAAGGAATTGACCTAGCCCCAACGAGTCAGGCTGACACCTATCGCAGTTTGGAAACTCAGGAGTACGGGTTCTATCAACGTCATCAGCTGGAGCCTGTGAAGGGTGTGAAGCCGAAGGTCTACAAAGGTCAAGCATGGTATCTCAAGAAGGGTATGGCTCCCTTGGCGACACCTGGTACCTCGAAGCATAACCTCGGCATCGCCATTGATATTGCGAACGCAAACGGCAAACGGCTTGAATGGTTGAAGAAGAACGCTGTGTCGTTTGGGTTCTCTTGGGAAGTGGTTCCTAGTGAGCCTTGGCACCTTCGTTACGTTGTCGGTGATAAGACACCGGAGCGGGTTAAGGCTTGGCTGGCTTCGAAGGTGCAGGCGTGACGTGGAGGTTGTCCTCGCAGCGTTGGTCACCGCTGTTGGTGGAATCATTACTACGATTCTGCTGAAGGTACGCAAAGAGAACACGAACGACCATGCAAACGTCATGGAAATCCTGCGGTCAGTCGGTGGAAAAGTGGAGCGAATTGATAGTAAGTTAGATTCGCATATCGACTGGCATCTCAAGGAGGCTACAGGTGGGGAAGTTTCTAAACGAAATTAAAGGTCAGGCCGTTGGTAACAGCGGAAGCATTGACTTCATTCTTGCCAAACTCGGTGAAGCTGACGGTCGTGACCTGCTCGATGCGTTGAACGATGCAACGATCCGTCCGACACAAATCATTAAAGCGTTGCAAGCCCGACAGATAAAACTATCTCCGTCAGTCATCACACGATACAGGGCTGCCAATGTCATTACTCAATGAAATTAGGCACAACTATTATCCTGCGTGGCCTGCTGTACAGCAAGGCAAGAAGTATGCGCTCCCTGCAACGAAGGCAACGAAGACACCGCAACGAGACTATGCAGTCGCAGTCGTTCTCCCAGACATGCAACTCGGATACTTCCGATCACACGACAACTCACTCGAACCCATCCACGACGAGCAAGCCTTAGACGTTGCACTACAAATCGTCAAAGCCTCCAAGCCCGACCAAATCGTTCTAGTCGGAGACAACCTAGACCTCTGTGAGTTTGGCAAATATCGGTACACCCCAGCATTCGCACGAACCACACAGGCTGCGATTGACCGTGCCAGTCAGCTCTGCGCACAGCTCCGCAAACTAGCCCCAGACGCTCGAATCATTTGGATTGCTGGCAACCATGAGGAACGGCTCGGCAACTTCATCCTTGACGGTGCTGGTGCAGCGTTCGGTTTGCGTCGAGGTTTGCGTCCTGAAGAATGGCCTGTGATGTCGGTTCCGTATCTCTGCAACCTTGACGACTATGGCGTTGAGTATCTGCCTGGATACCCGACTGGTGCGCATTGGATCAACCAAAGGCTTCACGTCATTCACGGCGATAAAGTCGCATCCGGAGGCTCAACCGCACACAAGTATCTTGCGACAGTCAAAACCTCAGTCATCTACGGTCACATCCACCGCAGAGAATGGGCTGAACGCACACGGGACGACCATGACGGAGCGAGAACCATCTTGGCTGCATCGCCTGGTTGCTTAGCTCGCATTGATGGTGCTGTTCCTTCAACTCGTGGAGGACATGATTTGGATGGTCGTCCGTTGTATCGAGCGGAGGACTGGCAACAAGGATTGAGTGTGGTTGAGTATGTGCCTGGTGACGGGGAGTTCAACCTTGAGATGATTCCTATTCGTGACGGTTGGGCTAGGTGGAGAGGACGGGATTATGTCGCACGATGAGATGAGGACGATGGTTGTGGTGAGATGGCATGACGCTCATTCTGCAACCGACACTTGGACACCGATAGACGACATCGGCACCGACCCCTGCGAGGTTGTCAGCTGTGGGTTCCTGCTCCCTACCAGCGATGGTGGCAAAGAAGACCACATCACGATATTCCAATCAAAGACTGACGCAGACGACGTTGACGGGGTTTTATGTATCCCCGTTGCTATGGTTCAAGACATGAAAGTAATGACCAAAAACATCCCAGGCTTAGCACCAAGCAAGTAGACTAAACCTCGGATCGTTCGCCCGCCTTCATTGGGCTTGAACATCCCGCACACCTCCCCCTCCTTGGGTGTGCGTTATATATCGGACAAACGGAAGGAACCAACTTGCGCATAATCACAGCAAGCCTCATAGCCATATCCACCCTCTTCGCAGGCACCGCCTTCGCAGCCCAACCAAACCACACCCAAACCCACCCAGCCACCCAAACCCAACTACCCCGTGAACCACAATCCAACGTGGTTGAGATACTCCCAGCAGGAGTACCCAAAGACCCTTTGAAGCGATGCCCACAATGGGAACCAAAGTTCGCTCAACACGGCCTGCCAGTTAAAGCGTTCTCCTACATCGCTTGGCGTGAATCCCGATGCCGGATCAAAGCACACAACACCACACTCAATCGGAACGGCTCACAAGACTTAGGACTCGTTCAGGTCAACTCCAGCTGGAAGACCGTCACCCGCAACATCTGTGGCACCGACATCACAGGCCTATTCAATGTCGACTGCAACCTAGCCGTAGCGAAGTATCTCTACGACAACGGTGGCTTGAGGCATTGGAGTTTGTGACCATCCACCACATCGCTTCAGTCTTGCTCTAATGTCATGAATGACCCAAAGGAGGGCATCATGACAAACAGACAAAAGCAAATCGGAACAGTTATCGGAATGGGAATCCTGTGGGGATTCTGGTTGTTGCCAACAGCAGAAGACCTGCCGGATGCGCAACCAGCAACACCGCTCGAATGGAAACTATTCATCGCACTCAACTTCGCAGCGATCATCTATCTGCACATTCTGAACGTGCGTGAACACCAACTCCAAATCCGTAAAGAAGCACAGCAACGATATTGGGAACGAATGGAAACTCGTTCACGCAACAACCATCCAACCGCCAAATGAGTAGCGGTCATGTAGTTGATATGTGGTCAGACGGTGACAACACCTTCAGACCACTCAGACCAGAATGGCAAGAAATGTCACGCTGCAAAGGTGAGACCGAACTGTTCTTCAACGAAGGTTCACCACACGCAATCGCTGATGCGAAACTGTTTTGCGCTGGTTGCAACGTGCGTCGAATCTGTCTCAAGTTTGCGTTAGACAACGACGAGATAGGTATCTGGGGTGGTACGACTACTATGGAGCGTCAAAGGTTGAGACGGTCTAGGAGGCGTACTGGTGACATCACCGCAGAAGCGTAAAGGTTCCGCAGCTGAACTTGCTGTAGCGAAATGGTTGCGCAAACTTGGCTGGATTCATGCTGAACGCAGTCGTGCCGGATGGCAAGACGACAGAGGCGACATCGACGGAATGCCTGGTGTCTGCATCGAAGTTAAAGCAGAGAAGAAGATTGATATTCCAGGCTATTTGCGTGAACTTGAAGTGGAGATGGAGAACGCTAAAGCGTGGACTGGTACGGTCATTATCAAGCGCAGAGGGTCAACGAATGTGGATGACTGGTATGCGGTGATGCCTGCGAAGGTGTGGGGTGAACTGATGTTCATGCTCGACCAACCAACTCAAAACCCTGTTACACCCACCCCGTAGAAGTAATGCTTGACAAAGCAATTCAACCTGCTACTGTCAATTCACACCCATAATTCCCAAGCTTTAGGAGGCCTGCGAATGTCAACATCAGACGAGTTCAGTTTATTAGCCGAAGCACCAAAAGACCGTTGGGGTCGCTACAAAATTAGTGATCCAGCCACCGGCAAAGAACGTGGCTACACACGTGTCACAACAATCGCAAAAGTGTTGGATGATTCATCATCACTTGCTGATTGGAAAACACGCATGGCAATCACCGGCATCGTTCAACGAGCCGATCTGCTTGCTCAAGCATCAACATCGTTGGATGATCGAAGCAAACTCAACAAGATTGCAAACGATGCGATTGAAGCAGCGGGCGCATACAGTCGAGCAAACCTCGGTACAGCACTTCACTCAATCACCCAGCAGTTAGACCTCGGTATGAAGCCACAAATCCTTCAAGGATTACAGGCAGATATTGAAACCTATGTTGCATCAATCGCAGCATGGGACTTCGGTATGCGCAAAGAATGGATTGAAGTACTGCTCATCAACGACGAGTTTGAATACGCAGGAACAGCAGACCGCATCGTCACCACCCGTGACGGCAAAATCTGCATCTTTGACTTGAAGACTGGAACAGACCTCAGCTACTCATATGGATCAATTGCAGTCCAGTTGGCGATGTATGCCCGTGCAGACTGGATTTACGACTGGAAGACTGGCGAACGCACAGCACTCCCAGAGGGACTGAACATGAAGGAAGGCATCATCTGCCATCTTCCAGCCGGTGAAGCGACCTGCAAGTTCTACACGGTTGACCTAGAGGCAGGTTGGGAAGCTGCGAAGATGTCGTTCGCAACCCGTGATTGGCGTAAGCGTAAAGACCTGTTCAAGACTTACAAGTTCTCTGACGAGAAGCAGGGAGAAGTCGTTCCTGTGGTAAATCCGATACCACAGGACGACATTCCTGCACCCTCCAACGAAGTCACCATCCGACAAAACTGGGTTAAAGCACGAATCGCCAACCTCAGCCCAACAGCCCAAAACATGTTGAAGGTGACATGGCCTGAAGGATGTCCGAAACTCGTTGAATGTGACAACGCACAGCTTGACAAACTGGTTGCAGCGATACAGGTTGTCGAGGCTGAACACGACATCCCGTTCTTTGACGCTGACCCAACAGCAAAGAAGCCTGTGAAGCGTAAGTCAAAGGCGTTTGATTCGGAGACTGTATGAACGCCATTGAGGGTCGTGACCTAGACCAGCCTGGCGATGACCAAGCGGTCACCTACATTCGTGAACGCTTGAACGGCATTCAGGGTGCTGACAGGGCAAGAATGGCGATGCTTATCACGCAAGCCGAACTTGCTGGTCGCAGCATCAGCTTGAAAGAAACAAAATCTCTTCGAAGGTTTGAGATAGCCAGAGGGTTGTTCCTTCTGTTTGACTCAGGCCAATTCGATGAAGACTTGGTGAAGGACATCTGTTCCCAAATCACCTCGCAGAAATACACAAAACCAGGTGAAGCCTTAGCTTGCCTTGACGTGAAACAAGCACAGCGATTCGCTAACGCTTGTCACGGCATCGCACGTGACCTGCTGAACCTGATCTATATCCCAGAAACCAATCAATTCCACATAGAGGAGCAAGCATCATGACAGACATATTCCTTAGCGACGGGGGCAGTAAATATCCTGCACTCAAGTTTGAGAATGTCAACGACACCCACTCAGGCACAGTTATCGAGGTAAAGAAACTCGAAGACCGTGACCCGTCTGGAACCGTCAAAACTTGGGACAACGGCGACGTGCGATACGTCTTCGTTTTCACCCTTAACACAGCCGATGGCATCGGGAACCTTTGGGCGAGAGGCAACATGGTTAAAGCAATCCGTGAAGCAGCTCAAGCCATCGGTGCATCAACAATGGTTGGAACGAAACTGACCGTCAAGTACACCGGTGATGGCGAAAAGAAATCAAAAGCCTTCAACGCACCAAAGTTGTACAAGGCCAAGGTTGAACCAGCCGTGAAGGATGATTCAGAATCAATGTGGTAAACCCACAATAAATCGTGACAAGTTGGGTATCGAGCGAACCCCCTTCGCCCCCTGCGGTACCCAACTTGTCGCACTTATTCAGCCAGGAGAACACATGACCATCCAAGACCTAAAGAACGCAATAGCGTTTCTTGAGAAAAGTTTCGTCGGTCAAGGCGACCAAGAACGACTCTTCAAAACCATTGAAGCATTAAAGATTGAAATTGCTAGGAGGCAAAAAAAATGATTGATGTAAACCAGTTCGC